TGTTACAGTGTTTCCGCCTGCAGGACGTGCGTTATCTACAATAACTTCTTCGCCAGTGGCTACTTCGTAAACTTGAACGTGAACGTCTAGCGTTCCTAAGTTGTGGGTGATTGTGTACGTGGTAGCCGAGGTAGAAAGCGTCTGTGAGTACTTGCGAGCTACTACTGTGGCGTCAACAGAGATTGTGTTGGCTCCAACGGTAATACCGTTACCAGCACCAATTGCAAAACCGTTAGCGTCTGTAGCAGCACCTGAGTTGGTAGCAAGCTTGATAGAAGCCCCACCACCAGCTGTCTGCAAACCACCTGTTGAAAGCGGCTCAAAGGTGAAGTTAGAGCCAGTAAGTAGAACACCATTAGATGCTGTGTAAGTTCCAGCGCCAGAGAACTGTGTAAATGTAAGGGCTGTTGTTCCTAGAGTTACTACGTCATCTGTAGTAAGGACATAACCGTCGTTTCCGTTAGCTGTACCTTCTGAAACAAATACAAACAGTCCAGCAGTTACTTCGGAGCTTACGTTGGCATCTGTTGCACGGGTCGGTGCGCCTGACGCGTTAACGGTATAAATACCATTTTCAGACCCAGTAGCTTGGTTCTTAATAAGGATACGGTCGCCAGTTGCAAGTGTGACACCGTCAATAACAGAGCCGTTAGCAAATGATGAAGCAAGAGTTCCTGCTACCGCAGTAGCTGCACGAACTGATGCTTTAACATCAAGGCCTTGAGCTGTTGAGTCTACATAAGCCTTGGTTGCAGCATCTTGTGCGCTAACTGGGTCTGATACGTTGGTGATTAAGTTGCTGTTCATTGAGAACGAGCTGGTTGGAGCTGTTAAGTCTGTGACCTTATTTGTACTAAGGATTACCGTTCCGCTAGCATCAGGGAGAGTGATTGTGCGGTCAGCGGTTGGGTCAGTAGCAGTAAGTGTTGTCTCATTAGAATCTGCTGTAGAGCCCTCAAATACGATTGAAGAGTCCAACGAAACTGTACCTGTAAAGGTAGGGCTGGCAAGAGGTGCTTTATCGTTTAACTGTGTTTGGATAGAGGAGGTAACACCATCTACATACCCAAGTTCAATATTAGTAACATTGCCGATTGAAGTTGTAGCTGGTAGTACTACAGTTCCTGTAAATGTTGGACCTGCCAAAGGAGCCTTTAGGTCAAGTTGACCTTGGATTCCTGAGGTAACACCGTCAACATAGTTAAGCTCTGTGGTGGTAAGGGTTGCTCCATCAAGGATGTTGATTTCTGCGGCATCTGCGGTTACGCCGTTAAGTCCAACAGCTTCCCAAATAGTACCGTTATAAACACGCATTTCATTAGAAGCGGTGTTGTAGTAAACCTGACCTGTTACAGGACTTGCTGGGTCGGTCGCTAGATTTTGAATACGAGCATTTTGAAGCTCGTTTTTTGTCAAATCAAGTGCCGTTAAAAATTTACGTGCCATTTATTTTTTCTCCTTAGGAAAGGTACGCTTTGCCGCTGAATGCCCCGGTAAAAGTTATCGTAAGGGCCATGGTGCTCGTGTAGGCTATTTCACCTTCAACGATTGACCCGCCCGAGTCCTGAACAGTTACGTTTGGGTACCAACCAAGGTTATGAGTTATTACCCATACAGCCGAAGATGTTCCCTGAGTATGATAATACGCCACAGAAGGTTGATTTATGCCCCCAACTGTAATTTCGTTTAAAGTAACAGTAGGTCCCGCTGTAGGGGTTACTTGAACAATTATTTGGCCGTTTACTGGGATAACTGTCATATTAATCCAATGTTACTTGTTGGGTTACAAATACTTGCCCGCGAATATAAGTCTGTTCGAAGGTTGCATCTGTTGAACTGGTGGCTTGAAGGTCCCAGAAAGCTCTTGCTGGTAAGTACTTAGTAGCTGATGGGGCCAAGGTCAAACGAATAAGTCCGTTAGCAGCGTTAGGCTTAGTTATAGTAAAAGTTGCGTAAAGAGCCGGAGCATTTGGATATGTTCTAATTTGAGCTTTAAAATTAAGAGCTGTGACGTCAAATGGAAAGTCAAAGTCGCCAGACCATGAGTCACCCTGATAAAGGGCGATGTCATAAACACCTGCGTAGGTAGGCATTGGTTTACGACCCTTGAGGTCATTTTGAATATAAACGCGCTCTGGTCTACGAGAGTCATCAATCTCTTGAGCTAAGTACATAGGAACGAGCTTGTTGGTAAGGCGAGAAACACGGCGAAGTGTTCCCATTTCAATACGCCAAATTCCAATATTAAGAGCAGAGGAAAGTTGCTTGTACTGGTCAGTTCTAGATTGAATCATCTGTACAAGCTGACGGTATCTATCAGAGCGAGGAATCATAACCCCGTCTGGTGAAGAGATATTAATATCAAACGCGGAATCTGTAGCAAGAGCCCATAGAGCTTCAATTGTTGACAGAATTGCAATTGGGTACTCTTCAACTGGCGGAAGCATAGCAAGTGTCATCTGGCTTCCATAACCATCTGTTCTTTCAAAGGTGTGCTGTTCAACCGCGGTGTTAACAAAACGCGTAATATCTGTGTCTGTAAAGTATCGGTAATGGGTTCCAACTACTGAGATTGCCGCGGCCGCGCCTGGGGCAGTTACAAAAGTAATAATGCCTAAATCTTGTTGGACCGTGTATCCGGCAGGGGTAGTTACTGGGCTACCAGCTACTGTAACTAAAAGAGTTGTGTTTTCAACAGGCTTCTTTTTTATGTCAAAAACTTTAGTGGTTCCGTCGCCTGTTGCGGTGTAGGTAAACTGAGTCGGCATGTCGCCTAGCTCGAGCCTTACTCTAGACACTAGGTCTGCTAATACAGCCACTAACCACTCCTAACGTAACTAGTCTAATGGTAGCGGTTACGACTAAAAAAACTTGATAAACGAAACAGCGGAGGGGAAGTCCGCTGCTTCGTTAACCAATTAAATATTGGCTGCTAAATAGCCTTTTTCTTTTAGGTGTTCAGCTACTGAACGTGTAACTTCGTACTTCTGACCTGGCTTAAAGTTAAAGTTGTTTCCAGCTCCAAGGGTCATGTTTTCAATGTTCTCTACAACACGAATAACTACTGTGTCGTCCTGCTTACCTACCCGGTCTACTGTGTCAACGATAACTGTTTGACGGTCAGGCTTGGTAGCGTCAATAACTTGTGTTTCTGCCTTAATAGCAGCAGTTGCTGTTGCTAGTGACATTTCTTCAGCTCTCTTAGCTGTTTCATCTGAGAACTGGTCTGCTAGCTCATCACGGCTACGGCCTGTGACGTCTGTTGGTGATTTCTTTGTTGCCATTTGTATCCTCCGGGTTAGTAAATGAGTTTGTGTTGAGGCGGGGAGTTTCAAGGCTCCCCGCCCAACATTTAAGCTATTAAATTGTGATTAGTTGGTTTCTGCAATAACTACAGCCTGGTCAGTGATTAGACCAAGTCCGAAGATTGAGTACCAAGCAAGTGCGTGCTCACGACCGAAGTCTAGAATACCGCCATCGCGGAGTTCTACTGGAAGTGAGATTGCGTGACCGAATGCGTTATCTCCGATGAAGATAGATGCATAGCGGTCTGAACCACCGTTACCTGTCTTTGTAGCAGGTGTGATGTATCCACCACCAGCAGTAACTGTTGGGTTAGCAACTGTTGTGTCTGTTGTGTATGAAGCACCAGCACCGCCAGCGACCTTTAGGACCTGTGTGGTTTCGATGAATACGCAGTCGTATAGACGACCGATTTCACCTAGCATGAAGTTACCAGGTGCTGCGTACTTGGTTACTTCAATGAACTCTGGATTGTCACGTAGCTTACGTGACTGGTGTGGGTGAACGAAAGCAACATAGGTCTCACCAAGGCGAGGGATGTTCTTTGTTGCAAGGCTCTCTACTGCATCCTTCACAGTGTGAGGTGTCATGTAGTAAGTGCCTGTCATAGCAGCACGGTTTGCTGCGGTTGTTCCGTCAGCGTACCAAGCATTAACTGCTGTCTGGCCTGAGCGGTCTTCACCGTAGATTACTGATGTTGCTGCATAGAGTGTGTCGCGTGACAACTGGTCAAGATAGATTGCCATGTTACGACCAAGAAGACGTGAGGCTGAAGCCATTACGTCATCGAATGAAGCGTTCAATAGAAGCTCAGATACAGCAAGAGCATAACCATGCTCAGTTACTGTGATTGAGAACTGTTGCGCTGTAAGAGCGTTTGTCTGCATACGTACACCTTCGACAAGTGCTGAAGCAAAGCCGAGGTTGTTGTAACGCATGAAGTTGATTTGAAGACCAGGTGCAACACCTAGTTCAGTCTTCTTTACTGCGAACTGCTCAAAGCGAAGGATAGGCATTGCCTGGAACAAGATTTCCTTGGACCAGATTGTCTGAATCGCTTGAGTCAGCTGTGTGTTTGTACCTGAGTACGCTGTAGGTGCTGCGGCAAGATTGCCGGTACCCGTAATGCTTGATGCCATTTAAATTGACTCCTTGTCAATGGTATTGGATTTTTGGGTTATCCGAACAGTCCCTTTGTTTTCCCCTGAGCACTAGGGCTCAAGAGTCGGCCACGATATTTAGCGTATTCATCCATTGACATTGACGCAATATCTTGCGCCGTTAAGTTCTTTTGCTCCGAATTGGTATCCAAGGGTCCGGCTCCAGGAGGCAAGGTCGCCCTTGTTCCTGTCATTTCTCGACGTGCATTCTGCATTGCAGATTGCGCCGACTCGAGAATTCTAGTTGAGCGCTCTTTCAAGCTCTCTATGCTTGCATCAACTTCTTCCATAGTGTTTCCACTAATCAAGTCAACAAGCTCTGGCATGATGTTATCACGCTCAGCTTCGAGCTTCTGTGCTCGGTATGTCTGAAGTTCTGTGTATGTGCGTTCACGTTCTAGAAGTGCAAAAGCAGTTTCGCGTTCTTGACGCTCATGCTGCAGTTGTTCCTGCCATTCTTTTTCTTTCTTAGCAAGG